AGAACCTCATGGTGTGATACCTGTTTATGATTTAACAGTTCCTGGTTATAAAAACTTTGCAACAGATACCATTTTCTCACATAATACTCCTGAAATTTCAGCAGCACTTGATATCTACGCTGAAGAATCAACAACACCAGATCAAGACGGTTTAATATTAAGAGTGTATTCTGAATCTAAAAGGATTCGACAAGTATTAACAGATCTATTTACCAATAGATTGGATATTAATACGAACTTACCGATGTGGACTAGAAATACGTGTAAGTTTGGTGATAACTTTGTTTATCTAAAATTGGACCCAGAAAAAGGTATTGTAGGATGCCAACAGTTACCAAACATTCAAATAGAAAGATTGGAAAAGGGTATGAGATTTCAACCTGACAAGTATTCACAGGATATGGAGAACGATGCTTTGAAGTTTGTTTGGAAAGAAAAAAATATGGAGTTTAATACGTGGGAGATCGGTCACTTTAGAATTTTAGGTGATGATAGAAAACTACCTTATGGTACTTCTATGTTAGAAAAGGCAAGACGTATATGGAAACAACTTTTACTTTCTGAAGACGCTATGATGATATATAGAGTATCAAGGGCACCTGAAAGAAGAGTGTTTAAAGTTTTTGTTGGTAATATGGATGATAAAGATGTTGATCCATACGTACAAAGAGTTGCTAATAAATTTAAAAGAGACCAAATAGTTGATCATAAAACAGGTAATGTAGATATGAGATATAACCAAATGGCTGTTGATCAAGATTATTTTATTCCTGTTAGAGACGCTGCGGCAACCAACCCAATTGAAACCCTTCCTGGTGGTACAAACTTATCGGAAATAGCCGATATTGAATACATCCAAAAGAAATTAGTTACTGCGCTTAGAATCCCTAAAGCATATTTAGGGTTTGAGGAAGCGGTAGGCGACGGTAAAAACCTATCTCTACTTGATATTCGATTTGCACGAACAATTAATAGAATTCAAAAATCAATGATCGCAGAATTAAATAAAATTGCAATCGTGCATTTGTTTTTATTAGGGTTTGAAGATGAATTAACCAACTTTACATTATCATTAAATAATCCATCAAAACAAGGTGAACTATTAGGTTTAGAGATATGGAAAGAAAAGATTGATTTATATAAAAACGCAACTGCTGAGATTGCAAAATCATTGGCACCTGTATCCGCATCGTGGGCTAAAAAACACATACTTGGTTTTTCTGATGAAGAAATTAGGTTAGACATCCAACAACAACGTGTTGAGAGAGCGGTTTATGCTGAATTAGAAAAAACTGCCGAAATTATTACTAAAACGGGGATATTTGATAACATAGATAAACTATACGGTAAAAAAGAAGGTGAACCTGCGGGAGAATCTGCTGAAGGTGGAGAATCCGGCGGTGGATCACCTATGGGTGGAGATATGGGCGGAGCACCACCACCACCACCATCAGGAGGAGGGGGAGAACCTCCGATACCTGAAAGATTGGTTAGAAACGACCTAAATTTAATATTAGAAGACGCACTATTTAAAGACGTTGATAGTTTAGATTTATCTAAAGGAAGAAATTCTTTGGTTGAAATTGACCAAAAATTGAAAGATTTAATAGATAAGTAATATTTATACTTAAAACAAGGTATGAATACATTTGGAACAATTAAAACAAAAATAGAAAGGGTCTCTGCCGAACTTTATAAAAAACCAGAGTTTAAAGGATTTATATCCGAATTAAAGATTATGGTTTTAGAGAATAAAGACATATCAGAATTGTATTATATATACGATGATCTATCAAAAAGCAAAGGATTACCTAAAGATATTGCTGACGATTATATAAACGAAACTTTAGAATATTCAGAAATATTAATAGAAAGTTCAGAAATATCATTAAAAAAAATAGATAGATGGGTTTCGTCTTATATCAAGGAGTCAACAAATGATTACAAAGATATTGATAATGCGATCTACAACAAATCTATTAGGAATTTAGAGTCAATTTTAGAATCTAAAAATAGAATTAAAAAAACATTAATTTCTGAAGAAGTAAAACCGATAGTAAAAGAATCGGTTACTTTACCAATTTCAACAATGGTAAAAATTGCAAACGACTCTTTAAAAAAAGAAATTAATAATTTAAACGAAAATGACCGTAAAGAGTTAGATGATATTTTAACATTAACTTTGGATGAAGTTAAACAAGAAATGTCAGAACTTAAAGAAATCGTGGTTAAAGGGTTAAAAACGACTTTAACCGAATCTAAAGACGGTGATTTAAATAATACCATACAAAACACAATAAATAAAATAGCGGAATCTAAAGTAGACCACTATAATTTATATAAATTAAGACAGTTAAATTCTGGATTATGAAAAAGTTTTTTAAGTCTTTATTAGGATCCGGACCAACAACACTATCATCCAAAAGATTTACAGGTATTATTTGTGTAATTTCTTTAGTTATCTCATTATTCGTTTCTTTATTTTCAGCAGGAAAATTAACACCAAACGAATCATTGATTGATGCCATCGCTCTGTTGTCTTTTGGGTCTTTGGGTCTTACATCTACTGAGTCGATTTTTTCAAAAAATAAAAACGATAAAAAAGAAGAAAAGAATCAATCAGCAGAATAATTCTTCTGATTATATATTGCCTTTTGAATTTGAGCCCTTCGTTCTACGGAGGGTTTTTTATATTCCTTTCTTTCCTGTAGTTGTTGTGATTGTTTTGTTCTATAGACTTTAAACTTATACGCTTTTAATGCTTGTTCTATATTTTTATTATTTACAGGAATTATTATCATATTTTTTTATTTTTAATATAAATAGTAGGTATTTTTTTAATTTTTGACAACCATAAAAAGTTTTATTATATTTTACTAAACAATAAACGGATAAGGTATGAATAATGAAAAAAGGAAAAACGTCAAAATTAAACATTTTTGATGATGCAAAATGTCACTACGGGACGGTCGACTCAAAAAATTTAAAATCAATTTACGTAGTATTACAAACGTGGGTCGAACCAAAAGATGATTACGATAATTGGACAAAAATTACAGGTGAAATAAAGAGACAAATATTACACACACTATTAGAAATTGTTGACCACACAACATTTGAGAAAAAACAAATTGTGGATCTTGATTTAAGAACCAGCGGAATACAGAAAAACAAAAAAAGTTTCTTAAATTTAGAATTAACTTTATTTATACATAAAGAAAATATAGATTTTAAATCCCTCATTTTAAGAAGTAAAATTAAAAACATTTTACAGTCAATATATAAAGACGACTTAAAAAATTCAAAGTATTTTACATTAAGTAGAACAAAAATTAAAGAAACCGTAAGTATCTAATATTTATCATAAAAAAGATTATGAAGATATTAGGACCAAATGATACGGGTAAAGGTATTCTTGTTGAGTACGATTCTGGAATTATAAACCCAAATGAATATAGAAACAGTCAAGTATTAAAGGAGTCGTATGGTCAACTAGACTATTCAAAACCATTTATATTTTACGCAACCCTTCAAAAATATGGAGTTCCAAATAGGAATGGGAGAGTCTACCCTGAGAAAATTTTAAAAAGAGAGGCTGAAAGATATAAAGAAATGATTAATAAAGGTATGTCAATATCCGAACTTAATCACCCTGAATCATCACTTATCGATTTAGATCGAGTGGCACATCTAATCACTGATGTATGGTGGGAAGATAATGTGATGATGGGTAAAATAAAATTATTAACCACCCCCGGTTTTCACGAAAGAGGTATTGTATCATCTAAAGGTGATATCGCAGCTAATATGATGAGACAAGGGGTTACTATGGGGGTTTCTTCTCGTGGTGTTGGTTCGTTAGTTAAAAAAGGTGAACAAAATGAGGTTCAGGATGATTTTGAATTAATTTGCTTTGACTTGGTTTCATCCCCATCAACACCAGGAGCATATCTTTATTTGAATAAAGAGGACAGACCTAAGTATGAAGAAAAACTAATAGAACACGAAAATATACAATCAACCTCAAATCCACTATCAAAATCTGTTGACTTAATGAAAAGATTATCCGATTATTTGGATAAATAAAATTATAAGAAATGGATGAAAAGTATTTTGTAGCTAGAGTAACCACTGATATAGTGGATGAAAACACAGGGAAAGTAAAAAAAATTAAAGAAGAAAAATTAGTTAAGGCTTATTCACCAACAGATGTTGAAGCGAAAGTAACTAAAGTGTACGAATCTTACACAATGGATTGGAGAATAACAGCAATTGTTGAAAGTAAAATTGATGAGGTTATAGAAGAATAATTTTTTTTAGATCTAATTTTATAAAAAGGGGTACCGTTTGGTGTCCCTTTTTTGTTTTTATATCGTTTATTTCACTTGTTTAGTGAAATAAAATTACTTTTTTACAATGTCGGTATATTTATTTATAAAAATAAACGCATAACACATTGTATAAAAAAATGAGTATGAACGAAAAATCGGTAGTAGAAGACGCTTTATTACAAATCAAAGCGGTTGAAAACGCTATCAGTGAAAACGCAAAAGGAATACTTGCTTCGACAATGAAGGAAGAAATCAGTGAATTAGTAAGAGAATCCCTTGGGGGTTCAAGAACAAAAAACCTACGTGAGCAAGATGAA